CAGCTTTAACGCTGGGTCGGATTCCGGGACCAGTTGCAGATTTTCGGTCTGCCTCGCGGTCCGCCGAGGGATTGTAACAGAACTGGCGTAGAGGTAACCTCTTCAATGAGCGCTTCTTCCCTTTTCTTAATATACATGGTCACCAGGCCTTTAACCCCTTTTGGGATCTGGGCGCGGTTTCCTTGTATTCGCACTTCCTTGGTTCGGTGTAGACCTTCAGGATTGAATCCTACTATAGGAGGGTCGGTGAGAATTTCTTCCTCCGTTCCCTGCTGTATAAGGTCTTCAATTCGGTCCAGTTGGCTTTGTGCTCGGAGGCAATGCTTCCTTGCTACAAGAACCACTGGATGAAGGTGAACCGACGGTAGGGCGTGGCTGAGCCCCAGGTCTAGAACTCTTTGCTGTAGCTGAGACAAATATGTCGTAGCTGCAGTAAAAGATTCTGTGATTGCCTTCGTGATCTACCCTGCCTTGACCATTGGGATCAGTTGCAATGCAACCTATTCCTTTTGTTCTTGGCTAACGGTGCATCCGAGATATGATTTGCAAAGGTCGGTGTATACCTTGTGGTAACACCAAGCCCTATGCTCTTCAGTATCGGATCCCTTAGGTATGATCATGGCTTCCCAAACTCTACTGGCGAGAAGGTGTTTACCTCTCAATGGTAGAGGATGGTAGAAGGCTCTCATTTCAGCACGGATTCCGTCTAGCGGAGTTCCCCAACTCTCTCTAATATGCGTCAAGAAACTACACATGGAACTAATGTTACCATGGGCAGCTTCGAGAAGTGCAGATAGAGGGGCACCGGATACATCCTGTCCTTGGTGAATCCATCGCTTCGCAAACTCATATGTAGTTTTACTACGATGAGATTTTGTCGTTGAAAGGGAAACGCCAAGTTGGGAGAGGATTAGGGAGTAGTGATGAGCAACTTGGTCGTTGCCAATCACAAGGTCATCACCTAGTAGCATATAGTTCTCATAGGTCCAGGGGTTTAGCCCCGCCCGAAGAGCAGCTATTCTGACTATTATGTGGTGTGATAGTGCGAACACTGTCCAGCTGGAGTATCCACCCATTGGTTGTCCCACCGCATAGCGGTAGGAGGCCCCTTTGAAATGGAAGTCCAGGCCAGTCAGGATTTTGACCCATGCTTCTGAGTAACTTTTTCCAAACAATGTAGAGAGCAAGTGCTCTTGAAACTGTATGGGGAAGCGATCAGTTGCGGCGGTCTAATCAAGACTGTGGAAGTGATTCTTTGCTACCACACGACCCTATCGGCCAGTTTGGTTAAAGGTACAGTCACCCGGAATCTTTCTCAAGACCTCCAAAAGGAGGAAATGAAGAGGACGAAGGGCGGTCTGTGACCAATAATCCAATATGGCGATTACTCGGACCTTGCCTTCAGGATCAAGCACCAGACTCAGACGTCTAAGGATACCCCTTCGGGGTTCCTGGACTATTGTTGGGTCTGGGACCTTCTCGGTAATCTATTGAAGCATATATGCTTTCTACGCTTCACCTCCCAAATTCCAAATGCTTAGCATGAGGTCTTCTGGAAGGGAAGTAAGGTCAGCCATACATGTCTAGATAGCTTTACCTTGAGGGCCGGCTTGAGCCGTCAGGTGAGGTTCCTCCCACTATGGTTGTTCCTAGTGCTGCAGTTGTGTCATTCCGAGTACCACTGTTTCCATATCTCCCAGCTAAGCTGGGGGTATTGAGCCCGTCCATGGATCCGTTAGGGTAGAGAAGTCAGGTTTACCGTGTCCAGGGATCAGATTACTGATCCGAAGGCAGGTATTCAAGACTCTCTAGTCCCAATGGTTACCATGTACGAGGTCTCTCTATGGTCCAAGGGCGCGAGGGAGGCCAATGCGATCTAGGGCAACAGATGGGTTGCCAGATTGTTCGAGAGGGTCGCCGCATAGGTACCTGGTCGTGGCCAGCCGGATGGTTTTTACCATCCGTATGGTCTCGAGAGGACCTCGCGTTCGTACCCATCGTTCAATCTAAGCAGTCCATCGGGAAATACTAAGCTCATATCGGGGCAGAGCCCCAGTGCCAGAGTACTGTATAATCCACCGTATAAGGTGTTGATTATTCATGAAATGGATTGTGGTTTCTCTCCGTGTCGATGCCTCTGGTAAGACCTAAGGTGGGACTTAATTTGCGTACCTCGGATTCGGTTGAGCAGTTTCTGGTCAGTTCAAGGGATTTATAACCCCTTGGACTTAAGGAAAACGCCAAGGTCAACCCTATTACTAGGGTCCCTCGCTCTTACGAGCAGGTTCCCGAAAACAGGAGGCCGCGGTCAGTAACCACTCTAGACTTCTACTCATCGACTCAGCAGGGTGCTATCTCGGTTGCCCGGAGCCTACCCCCCTGGGACTAACCCTCTCAGCAGTAGGACTGAATAGGCTTTGCCAGCCTGTTCAGGTTGTGGAACCCTCACAGACGGACGGACCTCACTCGTAAGAGCGGG